AGCTGTTTCAAGTGCCTTTTTCTGATATTCATTCAGTGTCATTTTTATTCTCCTTTTTAGTTATAATATTGATTATCTCATTATGTTTGGTATTAAATCTTTGATGTATGCCCTGCGAACTATATTTACATCACGTAAAAAGAGGAAAAGACCTTGTTCGTCCGTAATCATATTTCATTTTAAATCGAATATCTTGCTTGAATCCCTAATAGAATCAATAGACATCTTGGCACTCAATTGCTTCATAAATTCAGCAAAATCCATCGCCCGATTCCAACTAGACCATCTATGAGTAATCTCTACTAGTTCAAAAGCATTTAGTAATACCAATTTTTCGTTTTTCTCTCTCAGGTCATTTACAGCGTCCCGTATTCGATTATAAAGATCTCCATGTTCTCTACCGGTCCATACGGTTGTATTTCTTGGCTTGTATAGTTCATCAACCTTTCGTTCGATATGCCTATAATTAACTGTATATGAAGGAAGTTTGTTTTCCTGAATCGCATTATACACATCAATTTCTACCGGTCCATAAGGCACAGCATAGAAATTATCGAATATGTCTAAAAGGTCATCGCCTCCATCTTTCTTAGGAGCAGCAGCCAAAAACAGCAGCTTCATGGCTGTAAGTTTAGGAAACGGCTTGCCCTTAATCGTTTCATGATTATCCCGCCACTCTTCAAAAAGGTGGAGCATATAATCAAATGCCTCTATTTTATCTACTTCCATAATTTCACTTTACCAATTCAAAATCATACACAAATACATAGGGGTTTCTCTCCCATGTGCCTTTACCGCTTACTTTATCAATTAGTGCAGCATAGGCTTCACGAGGTGTATCAAATAATTTTCCCGTTGAACACCAAGAAAAACCCTCTTGCTCATAGTAATTAATCCCCTCTGCCATACAATCAACATCAGATATATCCCGCAACCTCTCCACTCTTACGGCTGTTATCCTGACTCTGTGTGGCATTAGCTCTGGCTTCACATACATTTTATTTGTCCAGCCTGCACCGTTTGGGAATAAATTAGGATTGCACTCATCATTGTAAAAGGAATTGTAGCTTTGAGCGACGGCTACGATTTCACCTACTTTATACGGGAGTCGGAATATGCTACCACCTTCCAGCTTTGCTCCATAACCACAGAACTCACAATAAACACTACCATCTTCGTTGACAACCAAACTCATGGGTTTGTCCTTCCAATATGCTGATTTATACCAACGATGTACCGTAGAACAGTCCTCCGGTTGTGGATTCATTATCCGCCTTGTCTGAGTTTTTATACCTTCAAGTACGGCTTGCGTGAGTCTGTATTTATCATTGAACATTATTTTCTTCATATTTCAATCTCCATTAATTAGATAAACTTCTGTAACCTCGTCGTCTCCATACACCTTACCCATAGAATAGACTTTTAAATTATTAAAGAAATCGCCACTATCTGAAAGATAAAACACTTCGGCTGACTTATCTGGAACTTTCATAAGTTCATCAATCAATTCTTGTACTGTCATATTCTTTTCTTTTTAAGTCTTTCAACCTCTATTTCTCCTTGTTTATCGGTTTGTATTCGTCTGTCTCATCATCGTATTCAAAGCAGTCCGGACAGTATAGCCTATCACCGATAATTTGCCAGTCCATATAAAGAGCATCTTCTATGGCCTGACTTTCTTCACTCCATGCACAAATATCTTCATTGATACAAGCCTTACCACAATTATCGCACACGGCTTGGTACATTTCTACTTTCCGTATCATAAATTCCTCCTTGTTTTTTACATTATTATTTCTGTTTATCAATTTTTCTCATTAACTTCAACAAGATGACTATCTATTTCCTCTATAACCTCAATGGCCGCTTGTAAGAATGCTTTATTAGTTGTACGGATATATCCTGATCCGAACTTACCCATCTTGTATTTGTCTGCCGTAAAAACGATATATTGCTTTGCAAACAGAATGTTGATACAACATTTTAATCGTTCAATCATTGCTTGTCTCCTTTCAGTAGTTCGGGGTTGTCGTGGATGTTGCCGAGAACGTAAGAATCAAAATAAATCCTTCTTAATGGAAAAGATCTGTTTGAACTACCAATCTGACGGTATTCAAACACGCCATTTTTAAAATAGACTTCAAACTTGGGTTCATACGCCTTAACTTGAAATATGTCACCCTCGTAGATTTCTTTTCCGTTGTCGTCATACAGCCCCGTGAACTGACCTATCGTTTCTCCACGGACATCGTATCTAATCTCTTGATTGTTTTTGTAATCTACGATTTCGCAATTACCGCTATCGTCAATTATCAGATTGCCGTAAGCCCATTGCCCGTTATCGAATCGTTTGCCACGAAAATTAATTGTCCTGCTCATTGCTCTCCTCCTTTCATAAGTTCTATTTCTCCCATATCTGTATGATTTTTATAATTTATTGAAATAAACTGACTTGTATTCTTTTCAAAACTTTTTCATTTGCGTCGTTATAAAATTGCTTGTTGACCTCAAAGCCGTACGCCTTTCTTCCCAATGAGGCTGCCGCATACAGGGTCGTGCCGCTTCCTGCGCACGGGTCGATGACAACATCTCCCTTGTCCGTGAATATCTCTATCAACCGTTTGAGAAGCGGGACAGGTTTCTGGCAAGGGTGGCATTTGGGCGTGGTGTTGTCCCTCACCCAATCGAAGCAGTTGAAAATCATTCTCCCGTTGTTGTTGAATTTGGGCAACTTGTCCCGATAAAGGATAAGACCGTATTCGCAGTTGCCGACGACCTTCATGTTTGCTTTCAACACTTGCGCCGAGAAGTCCTTGCGGAAAACCAGCGGTATGTAGTGATTTAACCCGTATTTGCGTCCTAACTCTATGAATTTGAACTGTTGTTCGTACTCGCAGAACAGTATCATGCAGGGGGATTTGCCGGCTTCTTTCGGTTCTTTCACGAGCATTTTGGAACAGAAGTGCATGAACTCGGCCGGACGGAACTCGCTGTCGGACGAGAAGAATTGTTTGCCTGCCAATGCGCTCTCGCCGTTTTTGTTGTCTCCGTCGATATACCATGCGGGGTTGCTGGCGTAGGCGTTATTCGCCAAATTATACGGCACGTCGGCTATAATCAGCTGCGCTTTTGGCAGACCATAGACTTTATAATTCTGGAATGAGTCGTTGTAAAGCTCTATATCTTTCATACTTAACTTTCCTTTTTGCTGTATTTGTCGATAATTTCTTGAATCTGTACGGGTGTCGCTTTCTCCTTTTCACGGAGATCCCATTCCCGTTCCTTTTCCTCCTGCCTTTTCTTGCCCTCATAGAACCGCAATAGTTTCTCTCTGTCGGCTCTGAACTCTCGAAGAGACCTTGTTATCACCATAGGGTCGAAAACTCCGTAGAACGTCCCGTAAAGCCCTTGTTTGAACCGCTGGAAGAATACCATGAACTCGGTGAGCTTGAAATCACCATAGCCGGAGATGATGATACGGGCTATCTCCTCGTATTCCTTTTCCGTCATTCCGTCCTTGCGGACTCCCGAAAACTCGGCGAGGTCGAGAAGCTGTATTTCCAGCCACGACTCGGCGATGTGGCCCCCGAACGTCCTCGATACACGGGCTATGCTCGGAGCTTTGCCGATAAAGCAGCGTTCGAGGCTCTGGCAATAGCGGCCTTGATTGTCGGGGCTAAAAAGGCAGAGCAGATTCTCCCCCGTATTGTAGGTTGCCAGTATCTCCCGTTTCCAGCTTGGTGGCGATGGCTTTTGCAAACTCTGCATATCGCTCCTGTTTGGTCTTTGAATTAGGTTTTTGATGGATTCCGGATTGCTCATCTCGTGCTCGTTTTAGTTCGATTCTTAACCAGCGGGCAAAGTGTTGTTGTGCATCGCTGACGCTTTTTCTTGCAATACCCTCGTTTTGGAGTTTACGGATATATGCCTC